TCCTTTCAAGGGGCAAAAGATAAAAGTTGTAAAACAAAATCAAATTATCCCACAAGTAGTATGGGGTGAAGAATCTGATAATCAATATTATAGTATTCCAGCATATTGTCCTATTTGTGGGTCTCAAACAGTTATAAAAGGTGATTTTGTCTATTGTAGTAATCCTAATTGTGAAGGAAAATTTATAAATAGTCTTAAACATTTTGTTGGTAAAAAAGGACTTGATATAAAAGGATTATCAGAGGCTACTCTTCAAAAATTAGTTGATTGGGGCTGGGTTGGCAACTATCAAGAATTATTTAGTTTATCTAATTTTCGTAATGAATGGGTTCAAAAGCCTGGATTTGGAGAAAAATCAGTAGATAAATTATTATCTGCGATTGAAGAAGCACGACATTGTGAACTATGGCAATTTATTTCTGCTTTAAGTATTCCAAATATTGGCTCAACTTTTGCAAAAGAGTTAGCTAAACATGAAATGGATTGGCATAATATTCGTGAGGATGTCGAAAAAGGTTATGATTTTACTGCTTGGAACGGTTTTGGATATGTAATGAATGATTCTTTACATAATTTTGACTACTGGGAAGCCGATAAATTAGCATATGATATTTTAGATTTGCATAATAGTTTATGGTTAGACCCAACAGCAACTGCTCCTACTGTAAATTTTGCTAATATAACTGGTAAAACTTTTGTTGTGACTGGTTCAGTTCATCATTTTAAAAATCGTGATGAAGTAAAAGTAGCTATTGAAACTCGTGGCGGTAAAGTAACTAATTCAGTTACAGGTAATACTGATTATCTTATCAACAATGATATCAATAGTACTTCTAGTAAAAATGTAAAGGCAAAGCAACTTGGTATTCCGATTATTACAGAAGACGAACTAATTGCTATGCTTTGACAAATAAAAAAATTTTTTATATAATAAGATTGTAAATAATATAAAGAAAAGGATTTTGTATGAAGAAAAAAGAACTCAAAAACTTGGCTGAAAAGATCGCTAAGCAAGAAGTAATTATTTAGACAAGTAAAGATAGCGCCGAAATATAGGCAGCGCAGAATGAGATTATGCGTCTTTCAAGCCGAGTTCATGATTTCCAAGACATTGACACTTTGGATGAAATGATACAAGAGATTTTAAGTGATATGTCTTGACTTTTAAAAAATTTTTTTGTATAATATTTACATAACCTAAAGGTTAGAAAAAATATTGAAAAAAAATAAACAAGTTTTAAAGGAGATTATTATTATGGCTATGAAGGAAAATAGTAAACGCGTATTTCAGTATCTTATGGGTCTCAATGGTGAGAATGTAACTTCTGCTGATGTTGCAGAGGCTCTCGGTCTTGAGAAGCGCCAGGTAGATGGCATCTTCACTTCCGCTATTCAGCGCAAGGGTCTTGGCATCCGTGTTCCTGCCGAGGTCGAACTCGAGGATGGCACTCACAAGGCTATCAAGTTCCTCCGTCTTACCGATGCTGCTGCATCCTTTGATCCAGACGCAGAGTAATTTGTAAAATACAAAATAGATTATAAGGGGTAATTTATTTACCCCTTATTTTACTATCCAATTATGAACACGATTTTAGTAGCAGTTGGTTCTGGAATCGTTGCTTTTATTATTGCTCTTATTGTTTCTTATATTCTTCCAAGAGAGAAAGTAAGGGCAGCCAATCAACTGTTGAATTAGCAAGAGTAGGAGTTACAACTCCGTATCAAAGATTTAGAGAAAGAATATTTAGAAAAAGAAAAAGAATTGAATATAGAGTATTAGACAAAATATAATGAGTTAGAATAGACAAATAATGAATTAGAAATTGAAAAACAAAATACTCTAAATCAAATTCAAACAGATAAAGATAATTGGGAAAAAGAAAAAGCACAAGAACTTCTTGATTTTACAAAACACACAAAAGAATTAGAAGTTGAAGTGCGTGGGCTTGAAGAACGCAGAGATAATATTATCAGAACGCTGGAAAATGAAGCCAAAGAATCTGGCGAAATTTTTAAAACATAGCAAATTCAAATTGCAAATGAGCAAATTGAAAAAGCAAAAATGGAACTTCAAGCAGAGTATGAAAAAGCAAGTGAATAGGCAAAATAGACTTATTTAGATACTTTATCTGATATGGTAGCAGATATTATGTCAGAATATGGAATCAAAAGTCAAGAATTAGCAGAAGTTTTAGCCAAGTTAGAGGAAGCATAGTCTAAGGCTGATGCTGCTATAAAAGTGAATAAGCGAGCAGAAATGGATAGACAGCAAAAAGATTTTTATCGTCTACAATTATCCTATGAAGATTTAGATGAAATAAAAAGACTTCGTGAAGTGGAACCATTTTTGCGTGATAAAGAACCTCTAAATAAAGTAATTTATAAAGTATATTATGAAAAACCTTATACAGATTTAGTTGGCCGCATATTCGGCTAGCGCAAACCTTCTGGTATTTATAAAATTACTAATTTAAATAATGGAAAATGTTATATAGGTTAGGCAACCAATATTCCAGAGCGTTGGAGACAGCATATCAAACGCGGAGTTGGTGCTGAACCAGTAACTCAAAATAAGTTATACCCCGCTATGAAACAAGAAGGGGTAGAAAATTTTATGTTTGAAGTGGTTGAAGAGTGCGGCAGTGCTGACCTTACTCCACGAGAGAAATATTGGACGGATTTTTATTAGGCTCAATCCTATGGATATACCGTCAAGAAAGGATAAGATATTATGTATAGAATTATCGAAGGCAGAGGCACTGGTAAAACAAGTCGTCTTATGCTTTTGGCAAAAGAAAATGATGCCATTTTTGTATGTAGCAATCCAGATGCTATGAAATATAAAGCAAGTAAATATGGTATTGACGGTCTTACATTTATTTCTTATGGGGAATATTTTGTTCATAGAAATGAATATCCTCATCAAAAATATGTTGTTGATGAATTAGAAAACTTTTTGCAGGCTATATTATTTTATAACAATGATTTAATTGGTTATACCTTATCCGTTGAATAAAAAACTTTTTCACTGGTAAAAAAAATGAAAAACGCCGTAAGTTGATTTTTCTAAAAAATTATGTTATAATATATATAGAAACAATGTGAAAGGATTTTTTGAGATTTTATGAAACAAGAATTTTTAGATTTTGTAAATGCCCTTATGAATGCGAATCCTAAACTTACGGATGAACTTATGACTGAGAGTGTAAAAGCCTATCTTAATATTTTAGCAGAAGTAAAAGAGGAAAAACCTCTCATTACTGAAAATGGAAAAGTTGTTCTAGAACATCTTTAGAGCAATCCCGATGTTCTCTTGTGGAAATCTAAGGATATTGCCGAGCAACTTGGTCTTGCTTCGCGTAGCGTATCAGGAACCATGAGAAAATTGGTAAATGATGGCTTCTGTGATAAAATTGGTAAAGATCCGATTGTATATACCCTCACAGAAAAAGGCAAAAATTTTGTAATTGAAAAAGAATAAAAAATATTGTATAATAAAAAAGTAAATTGTATTTATCAAAGGAGAAAAAATTATTATGTCTAAAGCAACTATGATTAACAAAACACACATTGAAGGATTACTTTATCAACATGCACTCGCACTTAAGACCTCTGGTGAGAACTCTAAGAATCCAGGCACTTAGTTCATCAATGGTACCATTGATATTGCAACTGATGATGCTTGCCTCAATATTGTAACTGTTCATTTCACTTATGTAACTCCAAAGTATGCAAAGAGTGGTTCTGATAATGCAACATTTGCGACCCTTCAGAATATCATCAATGGCACTGTTTGTAATGTAATGGAGCATGGAATTGATAAGGCTGCTAAGGTTCGTATTGATTCTGCTATTGGTGTAAATGAGTTTTATTCTAATCGTAATGGTGAAGAGCAACTCGTTAGCGCAAAGCGTAATGAGGGTGGATTTGTCCACATCGTTCAGAATCTTGCAAGTGACGAGAAACTTCGTAACACTTTTGAGTGTGATATGCTTATCACCAAAGCAACTGAAGTTGAAGCAGATGAGGAGCGCAATCGTCCTCGTCAGGTAAAGGTTAAGGGTTATACTTTTGACTTCCGCAAGGCACTTATTCCTGTTGAGTTTACTGCTCTTAGTGAAGGCGCTATGGATTATTTCCTCGGTCTTGATGCTTCTGAGAGAGCACCTATCTTCACAAAGGTTTGGGGCCGTCAGTTATCTCAGGTTACTATCGTGAAGACTGTTGAGGAATCTGCGTTTGGTGAGCAGAAGGTTACCGAATCTCAACGCACTAATCGTGATTTTGTCATCACTGGTGCTGCAAGCGATCCATATATTTGGGACGATGAAAGCACATTCACTAATGCTGAATATAAGCAGGCTCTTGCTGACCGTGAGGTTGCTCTTGCCGCTATCAAGCAGCGTCAGGATGAGTATAATGCATCTAAGGCTCAGACTCAGGCTCCCGCAGCCGCAGCAACTGGTGTAAGCGGATTCAACTTCTAATATAATAGGGGGTAAAAATAATGGCTATTAATCTTTTAGCAATTCAACCCCACAAGGTAAGTCGTGACCTTTCTGGTTACATTACCTTTATCTATGGGCCAGCAAAAGTAGGTAAAACTACTCTTGCTACCCAAATGCCAAAGGCACTTCTTCTTGCTTTTGAGCGTGGTTATAATGCTATCCCTGGTGTTATTGCACAAGATGTAAACACTTGGGGTGAAATGAAGCAAATCTTCCGTGAATTGAAAAAGCCCGAAGTCCAAGAGGCTTATAAGACAATTGTTGTTGATACTGTTGATATTGCCGCAGATCTCTGTCAAAAGTATATCTGCAATCAACTTGGTATTGATAACATGGGCGATGGCGGTTGGGGAACCAATAGTTGGAGTAAGTATAAGAAAGAGTTTGAAGATGTATTCCGCGGACTTACTATGATGGGCTATGCCGTCGTATTTATTTCTCACTCCAAGACTGGCACCGATAAGGACCAGACTGGTAAAGAGTTTGGTTTCACAAAGCCAACAACTCAATCCTCAGCACTTCAAATCATTGAGAATATGGCAGATATTTACTGCTACGCTCGTATGTATCTTGGTAGCGATGGTGAAGAGAAGCGTGTTCTTACTCTCCGCTCTCCCGCAGGTTCTGGTATTTCTTGTGGCAGCCGCTTCAAGTATATCTCTCCCGAAATTCCTCTGTCATATGATGCACTAACCAAGGCTATTGGTGAGGCTATTGATAAGGAAGCAAAGGAACATGACAATAAGTTTGTAACTAATGAGCGTGAATCTGCTCCTGTTGTCAAGGATTATGATTTTGATGCTCTTATGGCTCAGTTTGAGCAAATGGTCGGAGACCTTATGGGTAAAGACCAAAGTTATTACTCTCCACGCATTACTCAGATTATTGAAAAATATCTTGGTAAAGGCAAGAAGATGTCCGGCGTCACCCGTGACCAGGCAGAACTTGTATATCTCGTTGTGACTGAAATCAATGATGATTTAGTCAATGGAGAGAAAAAGAAGTAATGAATCTAGAAATTAAAGACACATTAGAAATGTCTAATTTATTACAAGCATTAGAAAAAAATTATGTATGTTCTAAATGTGATATAGATAATATTTTACATTTTTCAAAAGAAGATGTTTATGCAACAATGGAGCGTATTCCAACAAAGAAGCATAATCTTGAAATAGCCTTTTGGGTAAAATGTCCTGTTTGTAATAAAGAAATTTTAATTTATAGAACTGAATAATTTTAAGCCCTCGGCGCTAATGTGCCGAGGGTTGATTTTTTTGAAATTTTATGGTATAATATATATGAAGAATATCTAATAAAAAGAGGAATGTTTATGGCAACTGTTACTTGTAAATATTGCGGTAAAAAATTCAATAGAGAAAAAGAGCCATATATTTAGATTCCTGCTGGCACACGATTTAGATATGGTCATAGTCAATGCTATTTAGATGCAGTAAATAGCGGTAAAGAAAAAGAAATATATGAAGTCTATGACCCAACTAAATTTGTAAATTGTTTTTGGTGTTCAAAAGCCATTCTTCCAAGTGATAGTGATGTAACTGAATTACCAGGATTATTTGGAAGATATGCACATAAGAGTTGTGCAAAAGAACATCCAAGAGACGATAGAGAAAAGTTCAAAGTATATCTGATACAATTATATAAATTTAAAGATGATATGACTTGGCCTCGATTATTCCAGCAGGCGGAAACAATTGCACGAGA